CAAGGCTCACAAGGAATTCAAGGAGTTTGTGGCTTAACAGGTAATTGTGGTCCTATTGGCTTATGCGGACCAAGTGGCACAAATGCTATAACAATTGTAGCAGGAGAAACTTTAGCAGCTGGAAACTTTGTTAATCTTTATTCAAATGCTGGTACAATTAATATGCGTAAAGCAGATAATACTGATAATACTAAACCTGCTCATGGTTATGTATTAACGGCTGTAACAAGCGGAAATAGTGGAGGATTTTATCAACTAACAGGACTAAATGACCAGTTAACAAGTTTAACAGTAGGTACAATATATTTCTTAAGTACAGCGGGTGGAGTAACATCTACACCACCAACTACAGCTGGAAATTTGAACCAAGAATTAGGAATTGCAAAAACTACATCAGCATTAGCGGTCTATGAAAGACCTACTATAACAATTGGATAATAAAAACCTAAATAAAGGAAAAAATATGTCAGACATCGTAAAAGAAGATAATAATCTTTTATCAGTAATCAATCATTCATTATTTGGTTCTGATAGTAATACTAATAAGATCATTACAAGAGCAACAGATGAAAAATTCTTTGAATTAAAAGCACTTGATAATGAGACTTTAACTAAGATAGCAGATTTTATGCCAGAAGTAAATAGAGCTACTAATTCATTTGGTAAGACTCAATCTCAATTTATGAATCATGCAATGACCATTTCTTCGTTTGGTGTAATACGTAATTTACGTCAAGTGATGTCAGAAATTGAAAGAAGGAGACAAGCTCTTAAAGAAAATACTTTTAAATTAAAGAAACAGATAATTGATTTAAAAGAAAAAGAAGAACAACTAAAAGAATTAGTAGAAAAGAATTTATATAATGATAGGTATAAAATTCTACGCCTTCAGATTGATGTAGAAGAGATTTCTTCAGGAATTACAGATTCAAGACTTTATATTGAGGGAGCTTTAAAAACTATTTACTCATATCAAATGGCATATCAAGATATGATGAAAAAGAATAATATTCCACCAGATTGGGATGAGAAGACTTTTGAAGAGGATGAAGAAAGGCATCATATAACAAAAGCTTTTCAACAAGCACATGCAGATATGATAAGTACTGGTAGAATAGGTCAAGGTAATCATGAATATATGTGGCAATGTGGCATTAATCCACAATCTGCTTTTAATGATTTAGCAGAGTATATTAATCGTGAAAATATTGAATATACTAATTCAAAAGGTGTAGGGGTATTATCACCAAAAATAGATGGAAAACTTGAAATTGAAAGTTTCATAAAATTCTTGAATGATATGTATGCTAAATATAAAGGAAGTTCAAGAAAAATTCTTGAAATGAAAGGTATCAATGGTGATGGTTATTATGATGCAGCAGTATTTCATGATATTCAACAAAAGACAGGTATTTAAGTGTCAGAGTACAAAGTTTTAGCATTATATGATGGAATACCTCAAGAATTAAAATCAGGTGATACTGCAGTTATATCAAGACCATTATGGTATGGTGAACGTGGAATTATGGGAGGAGGAGAACAACCAGATTGGGGATATTCTTATAATGTTATAGAGTATATTACAATAGCTACAACTGGCAATTCATCTGATTATGGTGATTTATTACAAAGATTAACTTATATTACTGCTTGCTCAAGCGGAACCAGAGGAATTTTTTCATGTGGTTTTAATTTAATGACCGGTAATGTAAGCGTAAATGTTATACAGTATAAAACTATAGCTTCATCTTCAAATGCAGTTGATTTCGGAGATTATAGTACAGAAGCTTATGGTTTATGCTCAGTATCAAATTATACTAGAGGATTAATTGCTGGTACCGATAATAGAATAAATTATATTACTATTATGTCTTTTGGTAATACAGTTGATTTTGGAGACATGGCTATAGTTAGATATAATACACCTGCTGCAATCTCAAATGGAACAAGAGGACATTTTTGTGGTGGTACTACTACTGGGAATGTGAAAGTAAATAATATTGATTATGTAACCATTATGTCTTTGGGTAACTCAGTTGACTTTGGTGACATAACCCAAGAAAGAATATCATTTTATGGATTAGGTGATTTAGTAAGAGGAATTTGTGCAGGAGGTCAAAAAGCAGGAGATGTTGGTTCTAATGTTATTGATTATATAACATTTTCAATTGCAAGTAATGCAACTGATTTTGGAGATTTAGTATCTGCAAGATTTGGTGTTAGTGCTACTAATAATGGCAGTAGAGGTATTATTTCTGGTGGACATGGTACTAACGTTATTGAATATATAACTATTCAAACTATTGGAAATACAACTGATTTTGGAGATTTAATAAGTAGAGAAAGTGGATATCCAGGAATAAGATTTTCAGGCTCTTGTTCAGGAAATTAAAAAAATGGCAGAATTCTTACCTCTAATATTAAAAAATGGTAAAATAGATAATTTATCTTTAGGAGATGGATACGTTAGTTTTAATAGTGCTCAAAATTGGGATAGAGGAATTTTTGCTGGAGGTGGGAATAATGTTATTGATTATGTCTCAATCTCACATAAAGGTAATGCAGCAGATTTTGGTGATGTTGATAATGGAGGTTATACAGAATCTCTTGGTGCTTGCTCAAGTGGAACTAGAGGGGTTTTTGCTGGCGGCAGAATACCAGGCTCCACTTATTCTGCTCAAATGATTTATATTACAATAGCTACTTTAGGTAATTCAACAAATTTTGGTAACTTAACTACTTCAGCAAGAAGGGCTATTTCAGGCACCACAAATAAAACAAGAGGAATTTTTTGTGGAGGTGATGATAACTCATCAATATATACATATATAGATTATATTACAATAGCTACTACTGGTAATTCTACTTCATTTGGATCATTATCATCTTTAGGATCATTTACAGGTTCATGCTCTAATAATACTAGAGGAGTTTGTGCAGGAGGTTATGCTACTGGTTTTGTTGCTACAAATATAATTGAATATGTAACAATTGCTACAACAGGAAATTCAACAGATTTTGGGGATTTAGTAAGAACTAGTACTTATACTTGTGTTGCTATTTCTGATTTAATTAAAGCTTTATTTTGTGTTATTGGATATGCAGATTATGTTACAATAGCAACTACCAGTAATGCTTCTTATTTTAGTGGCTTAATTCCAGGTTCAGTTCAATACTCTTCTGGATGCTCTAATGGATTATATGGAATAATAGGTGGTGGTACTAGTGATTCTACTATGATAATATTAGTAAATATTAATACTTCTGCCATGTCTGAAGATTTTGGAGATCTTTCATCAGCAAGATATTTTACAAGTGCTTTGTCTGGAAATTAAACCTAATAAAAGGATAAATAAATGAAAGTAAACATATTAATTGGAACTCCTGCTTATAATAGTCAGATACATATTGACTATCTTAATTCAATTATCGATATGCATAGATTGAAGTTACCTATTTCAGTTATGTGTATAGGTAATGAAAGTCTTATTACAAGAGGACGTAATACTATTATTTCTTTTTTCAAGACTCATGAAGAATTCACACATCTGTTGTTTTTAGATGCAGATATTGGTATAAAAGGTGACAGTATTATAAAGTTAATACAACATGAAAAAGATGTTATAGGTGCTCCTGTTCCATTAAAAGGTTTTGATTCAAATGGTAATAAAGTCTATAATATTACAAATCCAATTAAAGAAGAAAATCTTTATACAGTAGATAAAGTGGGAACGGCGGTTTTCATGTTATCAAGGAAAGCAGTTGAAGATCTTTGTAATAACTCAGATACTTATAATGGTAATACAATGTCAAGAGGTCTTCAGAATAATAATATTAATTATGATGTTTTCAAAACAGGAATTGAAAATGAGATATACTTAAGTGAAGATTATTATGCATGCAAGAAACTTAAAGAATTAGGTTATAAAATATATATTGACGATACAATAATAACAATCCATAATGGAATGTTTCAATTTTAGAGTAAGAATATGCCAGAAAAAATACCTCTCGTAGGAAAAGACGGTAAGATAATTGAACTAAATTGGGGTGATAGTTTAAAAAACAATTTAGTTTGGATTGGAGACAGAGGAATATTAGGATTTTTGGTTAATGATGCACTTACTGCATTAAATAATATAAGCTATGTAACCATTACATCAACAGGTAATGCGGCAGATTTCGGAGATCTTACTTTAGCTAGATATAGAGCAGCAGGTTGCTCAAGCGGAACTAGAGGAGTTTTTGCTGGTGGTGCTGTTACTTACAATGAAATAGACTATATTACTATTGCTACATTAGGAAATGCCATTGATTTTGGAGATCTTACTAATTCAATGAGTTTAGACATTTCTGGTTGTTCAAATACTATACGGGGTATTATATCTAGTAATGCTAACTCACAAAGAATGGATTATATTACTTTTGCTACTAACGGGAATTCAATAAATTTTGGCAATATAACTGTTGCTAGAAATAATCCGAGCGGTTGTTCAAGTTCTATAAGAGGTATTTTTGGAGGGGGAAATTATGGTGGAAATTATAATACTATTGATTATGTAACTATAGCTTCATCTTCAAATGCAGTTGATTTTGGAGATTTAACCGTTGCTAGAAATACTACTGGGGCTTCTTCTAATACTATTAGAGGCGTTTTTGGAGGAGGAGAAACTTCCACAAACATTATAGATTATATTACAATAGCAACTACTAGTAACGCGGCAGACTTTGGAGATCTTACTTCAGCTAGAAATGGTGTAACTGGTTGTTCAAACTTGACACGCTCGTTATTTAATGGAGGTTATTCTGGTGGACCTCTTAATACTATTGATTATGTTACAATAAATACTCTTGGAAATGCAGTAGACTTTGGTGATATTAATGCTGGTGTATATTCATATACAAGTGTTGCTTTTTCAGGAAATTAAAAGGAGATTAAAATGATATATTTTATTTATAAAACACTACAGATTACTGGTATTGGAGGAGTCTCTATACCAACTATTGATGGGATAAATGGAGGACAAGGCTCTTATAAAGAATGGTTATTGGGTACTACAGATTCTGCTTTAAAACTTTCCCAGATTAAAGAATTTCAACCTAGAATATTAAAAGAAGAAATTTGGAGAGGCTTATCTCTTATTGGATTACTTCAAGTATTTGATACTTCAATGAATCAATTAAGAAATCTAACTCCAACAGAAATTATATATCAAAAAGCTGCTACTAATTGGGAATTTAAAGAAAATGCAAGAAATTTGATTGAGATAACAGTTGGTGATCCTCTTAAACAAATAGCTAATGTGGATCAGCAATCTCAATTAACTACTCCTGTAATAGTTAGAATGTATAAATTAGTATTAGCTTTATATGCTCATTTAAGCTTGGCTATCCCTGAAGATATCTTGCCAGCAGCAACAAAATCGCAGTATGATAATTTTACAGATTTATATTTATATAAAATAGGATCATTACAATTAATTGACAGGATTGATGTTGATCCAGATCCAGCTGCTCTTATTGATGATGTATTAACCAATATCCATAACATTGGTTTAGCTCTTAAAACTGAGTATTATGATAAAAAGGTATAGTATGTTTAAATGTGGTAGTATTGTACTCGTAAATAATAAAAAAAGTTTATTTAGCAAAATAATTAAATGGGTTACTAGTTCTAATTATTCACATTGTGCTATTACTATGGGTAATCTTATACCAAAAAGTGAAAGTATATTGACTGCAGAATGGTTTATACTAACACACCCTCTTCAAAGATATTTTGAAAATAAAGATTATGATATTGAAATATATGAAATTCAAAATATTGCTGAACAGGAATTAGAAAACATTGTAATTGATTTATACAATGCTCGTGTTAACAGAGGCTATGCTTTTTGGCAAAACTTATGGTTCATATATAGATATTTGATTGCCGAAAAATTAGGTTTTGATGTTAGAAGACAAGGAAATTGGTTTCCAAAAAGTGATAATTGTTCAGAAGAAACTTATGATTTATTAAAGAAAGTTACAGAGGTATCAGTACACATTAATACTAAATTAATACCAATGGGGTATAAATTATCTGAATGGAATAGTAATTGTTTCAGTCCAAAAGATGCAAAAATTATCATTAATAAATTTCCAGAGAATTTTAAACTAGCTTACGAGAGCAAAAATGCTTAACATTAGAGGATTTAAAAATGTGTGAAATATTAGATGAAAAAATTGAGAATACAAAAAAGATATCATCAGCTATTTCTGAGCTAGTATCTACAATGACAAGTAATAAGCATTCAGTTTTTTTCTTAGAAACTTTAATGGATAATATACCTATTATGGTATTTTTTAAGGATACTAATAATAGATTGATAAAAGTAAATAAATATTTCTGCGATTTAGCTGGCACAACCAAAGATAAGATTGAGGGTAAAAGAAGTGATGATTTTGCAGAAACAGAACATGAAAAAGAATTAGTTAAACATTATGGAGAGAATGATTTAGATGTAATTAATTCTAAAAAACCAAAACTTAATATTATAGAGAATTTCTTTAATACAAATATACAAATAAGAACGCATAAATTCCCAATTATTCAGAATGATGAAGTAGTGGGGGTTTTTGGCATTAGTATTGAACTAAATACACTTAATCATATTGGAGTTCACTAGTGGAACAAAATCAACTTATTGATAAGCTTATTTCATTACTTGAAAATAAGCTTGTGTCTATAGATGAAATAATTTCATCGTTTCAAGAAAAAGTTACTACTGCTGAGAAAGACATTATTAAATTCAGAGGAGATCTTGATAAACTACAAGATAAATTGTCAACTCACGCTGATTCTTGTCCAATTAATAAACCTATAATTAGTAAAATGGTTTCTGATGCTATTATTATTGAATTAGCTAAAGTGCCAGATAAAAGAAGATCACGAATGGTTGAGTGGTCTGTTATATTAGCTACACTTATTTCATTAGTGGTTTTTATATTTGGTCTTTATGAAAGTAGTAAAAATAATAATAGTATTCAAGAATTAAAAGAAACTAATAAAAAATTAGAAAAATTAATAAATCGTTAAGAGGATTAAATGAAGATAAAAGATATCTTTACAACAGCGAAAGAATCTACTAAATTATTAATTATTGCTTTAATAATAAGCTCAATAGGTAGATTTTATATCAACACTTTTTTAGTTCCAGATCAGAAAGCTTATGCAGATGAGATCTCAAAGATCGAAAATCAGATTAGTTCTCACTATGATGCAAAGACTAGATCTTATGATAATATGCACATTGTGAACAGTCTACAGAAAAAAGTTATTAATCTTCAATATGACGTTCAAAAGACTATTTTAGTAGAAGTATCATTAACATCTTTAATATTATTGACTATTGCAAGTATATTAGCTTGGTGGACACAATACATATTTACTGATATTAATTTTAAGACTGAAACTAAATTACATACTGTTTTAGCTGCAGCACTCATTGGTTCAATTTTTATTGTAGGCTTAGTTTACTATGTTAAAACATCTTATTAAAATATTTCTTGTTTGTTCTGTTTTAACAGCACAGAGTATTACTCCAGTAGGCTTAGACTTAATCAAGCATTATGAATCTTTTAAGTCTGAAGCCTATTTATGTCCAGCAAAAGTATTGACAATAGGATATGGCTCAACAGGCACACATGTAAAAGCTGGGATGAGGGTCACAGAACTACAAGCCACTTTATTATTAAAAAAAGATGTAAAAAGATTTGAATCTCATATTAAAAATAGAGTAAGTAGACTTTTAATATGGAATGAATTTGACGCATTAACCAGTTTTACATTTAATGTAGGTTATCGTGTTACTAAAGGTTTACAAACCTTTGTAAACCAAGGTAATACTAATGGTGTAATAATGAAATTAATGCAATATAATAAAGCTAAAGTTAATGGAGTCTATATTATATTAAAGGGTTTAACAAAAAGAAGAATAAGTGAATCAACTTTATATAGAGATGGAGTTTTAGCATGGTAAGAAGAATTGCTCCTAGTCAGATAGCCAATGCAGTAAGTGGCCAACCAAATGGTATTAGAACTGCTTATGCATACGATGAATCATTTGGTTGTAAGAAGAAAAAAGTAATTGCTAATGCTTGTAAACCTAAAAAAGGACATACTGGAGTACAATCATCCACTGGCTCAAAAGGGTTATCAGGTCATCAAGGCTCACCTGGAAAATCTGGATTATCAAGAGTATCAAGCTCTTATTATTATGATCCACTAAAAAATCCTAAAGAGGCTCATATTACTAATGCAAAAAAATCTCCTATGGCTCGTGTTGGTAAATCAAACGGCCGCTGGAAAGGTGGTGTTAGTAAAACTTATTATAGAAGGATTGCAGGAGCAAAACCAAATGATGGTACAATTGTTCATCACAAAGACCATGACAAGAAAAATCCAAGTAGGAAAAATCTTGAAAAAATAAAACCTGGCAAGAAAATCTCTGCTAGAGGTAAACATAATCAAAGACATCCAAACAGGCGAAATGGTAAAGCATAATGTTATCTCAGATGTGTAAAAAATGTAATATACCAAAACCTATCGAAGACTTTCCATTTAGTCCTTCAAAAAAGAAGCATGGTATTAATCTAATTATATTCAATACTGAACAAGAAGTGTTTAGTATTATTGAGGATTAAAAATGACTCCTGAAGTAAAAAAACAAAGAACTGAAAAAATCATTGAGTTATTAAGGCCTATGATTGAAAGAGCTATATCAATTAATGAAGATACACCTTCGGGAATTGAGATTCATAAACCAATAGCTTTTTTACTTGAGAAATTTAATACTGGTAAATATTATGGTACTATAGAGATGAAAATCACTGGTACTAGTATTCATAATCCAACTGAAAATAATGTAACACACAGACTTGATATGAGTTATCAAATTGAGTGATAATTTAGGTAATAGGTTAGAAAGAGTACAAAAGGGGAAAAGTCAATCTGACGCTGTAACTATGCAGCAATTTATAGATCATGTACAGAATATTCATAATCCTCACAAAGTAAAACAAGATCAAATTGGATTAAACATTCCAGATATAGATTATGATCTTTTATCAGAATTTGAAACGCTTAAGTTAAATTTAATGGGTATAGAATGGGCTCAGTTTGCATTTTATGACACATTTATTGATGAATCTTTGAGAGAGACTCCAGACCCATCTTCTTACCGTGCATTAGTTGAAAATGGCAAACTGAAAACAAGAGATATCACTCCTTCTAAAGTTTTTGTATTCTTATCAAAAACATATACAGAAGTAAATGTCTTAGATTCTGGAATTTCAACAAATGTAATATCAAATACTTTGACTGACAGTTCAAAAACTTGGTGGATAAATCAATTTAAGAATCTAGTCTTAGAAGATAGTGGATTAGTAACATATAATATACTTTCAAATACATCTAATGTTCTTACTCTTAATGGAAGTCCATCTTTTGGTGCTTATAAAATAAAAGCTGATTATCCTCAGAGAATGGTAGGTTTTGCTAATTATATTGACAGTACAAATGATGAGGATGGTAAAGGTTATTGTAAATTAGAAATAACATTTAACAATGGTTCTACTTGGTTTACATTACTTGATACTCAAAGTGCTGTAAACAATCTAAATAAAGTAATTGATATTTCAGCTTATTCAACAGGAACAGTTAAAGTAAGAATTACAGTATCAAATGATGTAAATGGATTTGGTCCTCAATTTAGTAATTTTCTTATTGCAGCTGATCCTACTATTTGGAAGTTTTAAATGCCAATTATAATTGAACATAGTCAAGGATATTTAGTAAAACAGAGATTAATAGATGAGAGTAACTCTGCAGTATCAAGTGGTGATTGGGCTACAGTTTCTATTGGTGGTAATTCAATTGATGTTACTAAAAGAACTAATATAGTTGTTTATCCAACTGCAGATACTGATATTAATTCTTTTGGTGGAGGGATAGATGCTCAAAGAATTGTATTAGTAAATGGCTCAAGTTCATATGATTTGAATATGAAGCTTTCTGTTATTGGGCATGATTCTACTTTTGTCTTATTACCTGGTCATTCTGCTACTTATATTTATAATGCTGCAACTTATGTATGGGCATTTGAAGGTACTTCAGAATTTATTGGGGAAATGAAATATATTTATATGCGAGCAGCTACTCAACCAATAACTCCTGATTTTGAAGATTATGTTCCAGTTGATTGGTTTGCTGTTCCTCCAGAGCCTAATATTGATGAAGATCCTTTATGGATGTCATTTGCAGTTGTCGTTGGAGTAAAACCAAAAGGTAATTGGGCAACACCTTTACAACTTGATGGTGTTGTTGGACTTTGTGGTCCTGCTGGCTTATGTGGATTAGTTGGTTTTTGCGGTATTCAAGGCTTATGTGGCCCTCAAGGTGTTCAGGGAGCTCAAGGAGAAGTTGGAGCTTGTGGTGTACCTGGCCTTTGTGGCCCTCAAGGTGTTCAGGGAGCTCAAGGTGTTGTAGGTTTTTGTGGTGTTCAAGGCTTATGTGGCCCACAAGGTGTTCAAGGAGCTCAAGGTGTTGTAGGATTCTGCGGTATTCAAGGCTTATGTGGCCCTCAAGGTGTTCAGGGAGCTCAAGGTGTTGTAGGTTTTTGTGGTGTTCAAGGCTTATGTGGCCCTCAAGGCGTTCAAGGCTCTCAAGGCATTCAAGGATTATGTGGTCAAACAGGTTTATGTGGCCCTCAAGGCGTTCAAGGCTCTCAAGGTGTTCAAGGATTATGTGGTCAAACAGGTTTATGTGGCCCTCAAGGCGTTCAAGGCTCTCAAGGCATTCAAGGATTATGTGGTCAAACAGGTTTATGTGGCCCTCAAGGCGTTCAAGGCTCTCAAGGTGTTCAAGGATTATGTGGTCAAACAGGTT